GTGGTGTTCGAGATAAGACAGGGGTTGGAGTTTGATGAACTGTACAGGATTGAGTGGGATGGAGATATGTACAGAATCCTGAGCATAGAGAAGAACAAACGCAATCAAAGCATTAAGATAGTAGGAGATAAGGTCAATGAGTAACGGAGAAATCAGGGTAGACGACAAGGAGGTAATCAAGGCGCTCGCCAACCTGTCCTTCAAGCAGATGAACAAGGCATACAGGACAGGTATGAAGAAGGCACTTGACCCCATCCTGAAACAGACCAAGGTCAACTTGAGGAGTTCAGGTATCAGGAACGTGAACAAACCGTACATAGGCAAGAACGGAAAGAAGTACAAGTCTATGTTGCAGGGTGTGAAGACGAGCGTCTATATCGGGGACACAGAGGACAGTTGGGGAAAAGTCCACATCATGTCTGAATTTCGTCTGAAGTTTTTTGAGAAAGGAACAAATGAGAGACATACAAGAAAGGGATGGAAAAGGGGTTCTATAACACCCAAGTGGTTCTTCAGGAATGCAGTGAACCAGAAGGGTAAGGAAGCCACTGATAATCTGGATGAGAACATCCGGGATGCCATCCTTAAAGCCTGGAATAAGAAATGACTAATCAATCAAGACTTTTTAATGTTGGTAGGTTAATCTACCCGAAACTGAACAGCATATGTTCCACCTATCCGTTGGTGGCCGAAAATACTGTGAAATTTCCTTTTGCTATTTACAGGACTACGGCTACGAGACCGCAGAACTCCAAGGACGGGATATATGACTGGATCTACAATATAGAAATCAGAGTGGTATCTGACAAGTATGACGTGGCGTGCGACCTGTCCATCCAGATGGCGGATGCACTGGCGGAATTTGAGGACACTCTTGATTTGAGGTTCGAGGAAGTGTCAGAGGATTATCTGGATGACGCTTATGTCAGAACCATAAATATCGTGATATCAAAATAATAAACTAATAGTACTATGAGTATCTGTAAAGGAAAGAAACTTATGGTCTTCCTCAAGGAAGGTGACGGTACTTACAAGTCTATCGCGTTCGCTACGAACCATACTTTGAGTACTTCTGCTTCAACCATCAGTGTTTCACATAAGGACTTGGCTGACACAGCATCAGGTTCTGGTAAGTGGGCTTCACAGGATATTGATGAGCTGAGCTGGACCATAACATCAGAAAATCTTTATGCCAACACAGGTGAGGGATATACCTTCGCTGACCTGTTCAACTTCTATGCTGCCGGCACAGAGCTTGACATCAAGTTCGCCGTGGCGGATAACAGTACAACGGGTGTTCCGACGGGTGGCTGGGTACCACCGGCATCTGGCACTGTGCTTCAGGGTAAGGCTGTCATCAGCTCATTGGACGTAAACGCCCCCACTGACGAAAACGCCTCCTTCAGTTGCACACTCACTGGCAAGGGTCCGTTGAGCGTGGCTGCCTAATCAAACACTTGAGAACAACAATTGAGGATGACCTTTCCAGGTCATCCTTTTTCATACCCATAAATATAGGTAGTAAATAATTAAAGTAGAAAGTTATATGATTACAATTCAAGACAAATCCTATGAGTTCAAATACTCGCTCCGTGCTATGTTCGTGTTCGAGTCTATCACGGACAAACCATTTGAGGTAAAGACATTGTTCGACACCTATGTGTTCTGTTATTCCTGTCTTGTTTCCAATCCTGACAATCCCACTCTTGATTTCAACGACTTCATCGACTGGTGTGAGAAGTACCCTGAAGTGATGGAGGAGTTCAACAAGTTCATCGAGTCACAGACCAAGGTGAAGGAGACTGTATCCCCTAAAAAAAAAGCGGGGAGACCGAAGAAAAGCTGACCATAAAGGAGATGTACTGCACCCTGGTGTTGAGGTGCGGTCTTGATCCTGGTTATGTCCTTGACAGGATGGAACTGTATGAGATTGTAGCAATACTTGAGAACATCTGGATGAAGGACAAGGAATCCTGGGAACAGGCGAGACTCCAGGCATATTCAACAGGAAACATGAAGGAATCCATCACCTTCCCCTGGGAGAAGGTGGAGAAAGAAAAGGTACAGGACACCAAGGCTGACAGGGAAGCGCTGATGAAGGAGATGAAGGAGTGGGAGAACTATATGAATAATAAGTAATTAGATAATGGCAAATAATTTAGTCGTTCAACTCCTGCTAAAGACAGGAACATTTTCAACAGACCTGAAGACTGCCAGAGGTCAGATTCAGAATTTCCAGCAGGGGTGTTCCACTGCCGGTAAGTCATTGGACGCCTTCGGTAAGGGACTGGGAATCAACATAGGCGCTATAACCAAATTCGGTACTGTCATAGGTATCGCCGCAGCCGCAGGTAAGGGTTTCAAGGACATTATGGAAAGCACCCAGAGTACATCTGACGCCTTCTATGGAGCCATAGAGGGATGTAAGGGTGTAGTGGAGGCCTTCAAGGTGTCCTTGGCAACCGCTGACTTTTCTTCATTCCAGAACGGACTGTGGTCTATCTTTGACGCAGCCAAGGCAGCCAGGGATGCATTGGATGACCTGGGTGATGCCCAGCTCGCTTATGGTTACAAGTCCACCAAGAACAGAAGGGAGGCTCTGGAACAGGAGAACATCTACAAGACTGCCACTGACCCTGCCGTGAAGGAGGCTGCCAGACAGAGATGGGAGGAGATTGTGAAGGCACAGGAAGAGGCTGCCGCCAACTACAGTTACAAGAACCTGAACGCCTTGAGGAGTACTGTCGCTGCCAGGAACACCAATATCCAGGGTAAGGATGTCACCATAGATGTTTTGGAAGAGGCTCTTGGTATCTTCGAGTCGGCTGATTCAGACAAGAGGAAGGAAGAGGCCAGGAGGAATGCAGACAAGGTGAAGAAGGAGGCCAGGAAGTACAAGGAAGACTCCAAGAGGGAACAGTACTATGCACAGCACCAGAGGGAACTTGTCCTTGACGCACTGTTACAGATGAAGGGTGACACCATCGAGGCTGTAGTCAAGGAAGCACAGGCGGCTGACGCTGCGAAGGCAGAGGCCGCTTCTATGAGGAAGACCTTCAACAGGGCCACTTTTGGTAAGACAACCACAGGTGGTAGCGGAGGTAGCAAGAGCGTCAAGGAGGAAATCCAGTTACAGGAGGAATCCTATTCCTGGTGGAGTAAACTGGCCCAGAAACTAAAGGAACACAGGGATGCTGAGGTCTATGATTCCGCACAGTGGAACGCCTACAATGACGAACTGGAAGAGGCTGTGAAGAAGATGGAACATATTAACGCTCTGACCGAGAGAGCCAAGACCAATGCCAAGTACGGTACTGAAATACTGACTCCTATCACAGGACCTAACCTGACAGGACAGGTGGTGAACACCAAACCTTCAGGTCTGGCGGAGGACATCAAGAAGGAGTATGAGGGTCTGTCCATCAACGAGTTGAACGAGAAAATCAAGATGTACAAGGAACTGGCCTCCAGTGTGGCAGGTAACTCCAAGGAACTGGCCTTCTATAACCAGCAGATAGCGGTTCTCGGTGACAGGGTGAAGGAACTGGAAGGTGTAGGAATCCCGGAGGTGAAGAAGGAGACCATCAACACCTGGGATGAGTTCAATTCTGCGATGGCGAATACGAGTACGATCGTGAGTTCCCTGACCAACACCTTCAAGGAGGGTAGTGAGCTGACCGCTGCATCCATCCTGTCTATGGTGAGTACCGCACTTCCTGCCCTTGGTAGTCTTATATCAAGCATTGAGGCATTGACAGCAGCTGAAGCAGTGGAGGCAGGTGTGGCAGCCACAGGTAAGGCTGTGAGTTCTTCCAAGCACTGGATAGAGGCCATAGCAGCTGTAGCCGCATTGGGCGCTACGGTTGCGGCCGCACTCGCAAGCGCCAGGTCACAGAGGTCACAGAGGTTCGCCAACGGCGGTATAGTTGGTGGTTCTTCGTTCACAGGTGACAGGGTTACCGCCAACGTCAATTCCGGTGAGATGATACTCAACAGGAGTCAGCAGGCCAGACTCTTCCAGATGGCCAATTCAGGAGGTATGGGAGGTCAGGTTGAGTTCCACATCAGCGGTACCGAACTGGTAGGAGTATTGAACAACAACACAAGAAAGAATAAATTGATAAGATAATGGCTTCTGAAATTTTACTTCACAGCGGTGAGTTCCTTGACCATAATGACAATATGGTCAAGGTTACCTTTTACAAGAGGACTGACCTGAACGCCGATCCGAGTTCTTTCCATTTCGGAGTGTACGGTGACAGGGTGAGACTGAAGATATGGTCGAGGGTAGGAAGTGCCAGGCTTAGTGATATGGGATTCGGAGACTGGCTGGACTACCAGAGCGTAGGATCCTGGCCTATCCCAGGGTCAGACTACTACTATTATGTCTATGACATCGTGTGTTCCGCCAACCAGACCGGTGAGGACAGGAATGAGACCTTGAGGGTGTACATAGAAGCTGGACAGGGAGTCGGTGAGTACATAGAAATCCCTGTCCTTCAGGACGGTGCCGAGAACCTGGTGGTGAGTCCCAATTCCATAACCTGGATGCCTTCAGGAGGTACTAACGGTCTGGTCGCCACCTGGAACTATGGAGGCGAGCCGGAGTTTGTTCTGGTGTATGTACAGGGTGAGGCGGGATGGTTGACCGCACATCAACCCAATGTCACTGATGGTAGGAAGGAACAGACCTGGACCGCTTCCGCCAACAATACTGGTTCTTCCAGGACCGCGAAGATAAACGTCTATCAGGGAGGAGTGATAGAGAAGGTAATAGGACTGTCACAGTCATCACAATAAATCTAAAAGAGTATGGAGAATGATTTGAAATTTTCAGGTGAATCGCCTGTAGTCATCAACTATAACGGAAACGCGGAGGACATCTATGCTCCTGTCAGGACTTCTTCCGCAGACATCAACATCGTGACGGACAAGATTCTGGACGACCTGTATTCGGCCAGGAAGGATGAGGTGTGCGTCAGGATAGAGAGGTCTGAAGAGCGCACTATACAGTACAACCCTGTCGTGGATCCAGGAGGAGATTCATGGTTGGGTGGTGGTGGTGGTCATGCTGTCTTAATAGATGTTGATGGACAAGAAGAAGTATATGAAATAGACATAAAATATAAGTTCATAGACAAGGATAACGAGTTGAATATGCTTGTCACAGCGAATTGTGACCGTCTTGGGACAACTGAAATTATGTGGATTGTCCCGAATTATTCATACTCTGGTGCTAAATTCATCAAGAACAACAAGTGGAAACTTGACTATAATTCAGGTGTTTGGGATTATTATTTCTATATAGGTCACAATTATTATGCTGGAGGTAACACATCATATAGCTTGAAACTGTATGATTCTGAACATTATAATGAATGGTCAGTATTCAAATGGGAGAATGATGACTGGGTATATGTGGCCCCATACAAATGCTCATATGGTAGTACTGATTTTGTATTTGCGAGAATGTCCGAATATGTCTACCAGTATGCAGATGGTGAGACGGAGGTTATCTTCAATGCAGATGACACCATATACTCTGCCAATTATACTGGTGTGTATTCCTATTTCAGAAATGGTAGTACAAAGGCTGGATTCATTCACAGAAACATCAGGTACACCATAGAAGGAACTACTACTACAGCACGTATATCGGGAAAGAACTGTCATAATTTGAGAGTCATTGAAAATGGTGAGATCAAGACCATTGATGTAGTGTTGTACAACAACCAGATATACAAGATCAACAGACAGGACAGGACTATATCATTTTATTGTGGAAGACCTTCTGATACAACATTTACAACTGTTACTTGTATATTCGGAGACACATATGACAACCTCTATATGGTGATAGGTCATGGTTTTTACTGGTTGTCACCTGACGGATGGGTTCTTACACAGAATATTGGTGTATTAGATTATCTATGGAATTATATATCCAGTGATGGAAGATCACATTACCAATTCACATACACTAATAATACATATATGTATCTTACAAGAAAACCTGCACCTTCCATCCGCTATGAAAGTACATATGTGTTTACAGATTACCATACAATATGGGAAGGATACAAGATGCCAAACACCTTCTCTCAGGAACTGACGCTCAACCTGGACAGCGTGCAGATGACAGCAATAGACCCGGTGTCCATCCTGAAGTACGTCACCATAGACAGACTCCTGGAAAAGCCCAAGATAGTCACCTACAGGGAACTGATAGGTGCTGCCCTGTCCTATGTGATGCTGTCTGTAAACCTCCTGTCTGTTGAAAGTTCGGTGTCCTACGGAGGCGTGTACGACGGTACGAACGGACTCCTCGACCTCCAGGTACAGGTGTCCAACTTCTGGGACGAGTCCGACAAGCCCGCCACAGTCTACGAGATGATAGAGGAAATCTTGAGACCCTTCTGTATGACGCTCGCCTATGAGGGTGACAGGTATGTCATCTACAACCAGAACAAGACCACTGGTTCGAGGAACTTCATCAACTATGAGATAGGCTTAGACGGGTCGCTCACAGAACTGGTTGGCGCTACTGAACAGACCTACATCCACAACATAGATACTGACTGGATATCCAACAACGTGAGCAACGCCACTATTGAGATCAACAACACCTATGAGAAGGTGTCCGGCGTGGCTTCCACTATGATTCCTACCTACTCCACTATGGCTATGGACTTGATAGACTACACCCAGAGGGATTTGTATGAGGCCGACGGACTCAATGTCCAGACCAACAAGACAAAGGGTATCAAGAAGGTTGGTGAAGTCTATTCAATGGACACTACTGACAAGTGGTTCTACATCTGGAACGGCGTGTATGTCAATCCTGAATACAAACTCGAACCCTGGTCGAGTCCTGTCAACTGGTACTTGAACATCAACAAGGCGTACGAGTATCTGACGGGTACTTCTACGGGATACGGTGCGGACACTGGATCCATCCTGAACTTCTATGGAGGCACCGCCAATCCTACAGCCACAGGCAAGGAACAGCTTGTAGAAAAGTCAGTGGAGGTGAAGAGGAGGATAACGGCCTACGCCGCCGACAACGGCG